GCCTGGTGGGCCAGCGCCGCGTCGACGAACGCGTTGTACGCCGCCGCAGGGATGCGGAGGGCGTCACCTTGCCGGACTTTGGTCAGGTCTGCCATCGGTCAGATCCCCAGCCCCGTGAAGTTGCCGTCCTCGTACACCCGCTCGACATACGCCGCGATGGGTCGCTTCACGAGCGTCTTGCTCGGGTTGTCCTCCACGTCGGCGTAGCGCACCCACAGGTATTCCCAGCCCTTCTTGGCGATGCCGGTGATGTCGCCCACCCGCAGGCTCGAGACGTTGGGGCTGGCGGCGAATCGGTAGGTGATCTCCCACAGGTCGCTGGCGGCGGTGCCGCGCCGCGATCCCGATGCGCCCAGGAAGAGCACCTCGCCGGGGTTGAAGCCCTTCCACGCCCCGCCGTTGACCTTGCCGGTCAGGCCGAAGAGCACGCCGCGATACGACGACGACACCTGCGCGTCGGTTCGGGAGTGCGTCTCGGAGAACTGGTACACCGGCACGGTGATGTCCACACCCTCGACGCCGTCGGCGGTGACGCCGATCGCGCCCTTGAAGTCGGGCGCGGTGCGGCCCGGGGCTCCGTAGCGCTGGCTGGTCTGCAGCGACTGGGTGATGTGCTGCGTCCCGCCGCCGGTCTCGAAGTTGAACGTGGGCTCCTCGGTCGTGCCCGAGCCGCTGGACTGCTCGCGGGCGTAGCGCACCGTCACGTCCCAGAGCTGCGGCCCGATCGGCTCGATCTGGATCGACTGGCGCGGGATCGTGTCGTACGTGCCGGGCGAGGCCGCCTGCGCCGCGTCGCGGGCCGCGATGTCGTTGTCCGTGCCGCGCACGATGTAGCCAAGCTCGGCCGTCGACTGCGCCGTCTGGTTGGCCTTGGTGGACTTGCGGCTCTCGAACTTCTCGAACACCTCGACAGGCACGGGGATAGGTCTCCTTTGGCGGGGTGTTGATCAGGCGAAGCGCAGGCCGTTGTCGACGCGGGCGTCGAGCAGGCGCTTGGTGTTCTTGGCGGTTTGCTCGGTGGCGGTGGCAGTCCGCTCGGCGGTGCTGCTGCCGGTGCCGAGCCCCGAGACGGCGGCGGCGCTGAAGGTGCCGGTGACGGTGATGCTCTTGGCCAGCCGGTCGCCTAAGCCCGACAACCGGTCCTCAAAGTCGGCCAGCGGATCACGCTGCGGACGCGGTGCCTTCCCGTCTCCGAGCGCCTCTCGCTTCTGGCGGGCCTCTTCGATCGCGGCGGCGAGCTTCTGCTTGGCGGCATCCAGCGCCGCCTGCGACTCGGCGAGTCCGGCTTCGGTGTCCTTGCGGAGCGCTTCCTGGGCGTTCTCGAAGTCCTGCCCGATCGCCGCGAGCGTCGCCTCGTGCATCGCGGCGGCATCCTGACGCTCGGCCTGGCGCTGCTTCTCGCGGGCCGCGACCGTCGCCTGGGCGGCGTTCTCCAGCTCCACCAAGCGAGACTCGAGCTGCTGATCGACGGCCTTCTTGGCCCCCTCGACATCCAGCCCGGAGTCGAACAGACCCTGGATCTCCAGCATCCGCTTGGCGACCCAGCTCGACGCCTCCTCCCAGATCATCTGGAAGCCGGTGGCGAAGTCGGTCCACGTCTTGGAGAGGAACGAGGTCGTCTCGATCCACGCGATCTCCAGCGCGTGGAAGACGATCTCGGCCGCCGCCAGAGCCCCGTACCACATGGAATAGGCCGTGGAGACGAAGAACTCCTTGGCCGCAAGCCACGCCTTGTTGAGCGCCGCGACGCCCTGCTGCCAGACGACCTTCAGGCTCAGCCACAGGATCTCGGCGGCGAGCGCGATGTCGCCGGCGGCGAGGGCATCGGAGATGCCGCCGACCACCTTGCCGACCCAGTCGCGGAGCTCGGTGAACTTCTCGGCCAGCCACGACAGCGCCTCGCCCCCCGCGCCAGTGGTGACCAGCAGCGTGCCGCCCAGCGCCACGATCGCGGCGATCGCCAGCCCGACGGGCGTGAGGATCGCCCCGATCGCCGCGGAAACAACGCCGAAGGCGGTGCCGATCCCGCCGATAACGGCGGCGACGACCCCGAGTGCCGTGCCGATGCCCGAGACGATGTACCCGAGCGCCACGATCGCCGCGCCGGCGGCCACCACGGCGGCCGCGACCTTGAAGACCCAGACGACCGTCTCCTTGTTGGCCTTGATCCAGTCGGTGGCGCTGACGACGATGCGGGTGATCCGCTCGGCCAGGTCCTTGATGAGCGGCGCGAGCGCCCCGCCGATGGTGAAGACGCCCTGCTTGAGCACTTTCCACAGCGTGCCCAGCGCGTCATTGAGTTCAGCGGCGTCCTTGGCCGTCTCCGTGCTCACCGTCAGCCCGAGTTTGCGGGCCTCCTCCTGCATGGCGTTGATGCCCGCCGCGCCCTCGTTCATGAGCGTCAGCAGCTTGGTCCCGGCCTTGCCGAAGAGCTCCATCGCCAGCGCGGCCTTGAGCGCCGGGTCCTTCACACGGGCGATGCGATCGGCCAGCAGCTTGAACTGCTCGTCGGGCGAGCGCTTCGCCAGGTCCGCGACGGTGAGCCCGAGGCGGGCCAGCGTCTGGTTGGCTCCCTCGGACCCCTGGGCGGCTTCGACCAGCGACTTCTGCATGGTCCGCAGACCCGCCTCCAGCGTCTCCATGTCCGTGCCGGAGAGGTCGGCGGCGTAACCAAGCTCCGAGAGGGCCTCGACGCTCACACCGGTGCGAGCGCTCATCTTGTCGAGCGCGTCGCCCGAGTCGCTGAAGGCCTTGGCGGTGCCGAGCAGCGCCGTCACCGCCGCGACGCCGATGCCCGCCATCTTGGTGCCGATCGACCGCAGCCCCTCGCCGAAGGCTTCGAGCTTCTTCCGGGCCGCCTTCAGACCAGACGACAGCTTGTCGCTGACGCCCAGCTCAACGAAGGCCCGGCCTGCTCGGATGCCAGAGGTGTTCGCCATCGATCATCCACGTCGGACAGAGTTCCGCCAGAGCAGCGGCAGGTTGGGCCGCTCCTTCTCCAGCGCCGGGGCCATGTACGGCCGCGGCGCGATCTTGACCTTCTGCGACGTGAGCTTGCCGCCACGTCGACGGAGCACAACGGTGTCGCCGCCGTACTCGAGCACGTTCGGGACGGTGCTCTTCTTGAAACCAACTGGGCCGACGACCACCGAGTCGTTGGCCTTGTCGTACCCAAAGAGGATCAGCCGACGCAGGCTGCCCTCGTGCGAATGGGGTGGGGCTCCGGGAGGAGCCGACCCCTTGCGTTTGCGGATGCTCGTCTTCGCTGCCGTGCGGATGAACGCGCCGGCCTTGCTGAGCACCTTTCGCTTGGCGTTGTTGACCGCCGCGATGACGACGTGGCGATCGAAGAACATGTCCTTGATCCGCATGGTGATCACCGTGCCCCGCTCCCGCTCGCGCTGAAGTCGTCCGGCCGCACGAACCTCGGCGGAACGCAGTACCACCCCTCCGGAAGCGTGACGGTGTCGTCTCCCAGCGTCCAGGTGTCATTGACGAGGCGGTAGACCTTGCCGGTCGTCCCCGGCCCGATCCGCACCGGGCTGTCGTCCGACACGAGCACGGTCCTCCCAGGCGCGCACCCGGTCCCCGATGCGAGACAGAGCGTCATCAGCGCGGCGAGCTTCCACAGCGTTCTTCGATTGGACATGGCGTTCCTCCAGCCACTTGATCAGGCCGATCACCAGCGCGGCGGCCAGTTGCGCGATCCAGTTCATGGGGCGGTCCTCGGGGGAGTGACACGGGGCTGCGCGACCACACGGGACCGCCCCGTGCGGGGGCGATTACTTTCCAGCGCCGACCTGCTCGCTGGTCTTGTCGTTGTCGCGAGCGAACATCAGTCCGACGCCCGCCGTGATCATGCCGATCACCAGCGTCCAGTCCGGGACGGTGGCGGGGTTGTTGTCGAACTGCGCCGACACAGCGGTGGCCACAGCGGCGACGATGGCGGCGATCCCGGCGAGCGTGGTCTTCCAAGACTTCATGTGCAGTACTCCTTGAGGGTGGCGGGCATCTGCCCGTTGATGAACACGTCCTTGAGCACGCTGACGGGCACCTTGGGCAGGGGCTGCCGGGCGTGGAATGGGTCAAAGTCCGCGGCGGTCAGCGGCCGCGTGCGCTTGGGGTCGCGGTGCAGGTTCGCCAACACCGCCATGTGTGAGGCCGCGATCGACCAGTCGTGCCGCTGGCGGCCGTCGAGCATCTGGACCAGCTCCCGCAGCGTCAGGGGCCCGGGGTCGACGCCGACGATGCCGGCGCACTGGTGGATGCGTCGCCAGAGCTCTGCAGCGCCTGGGCCACGAGGCGGTCCATCGCGTCCCCGGCGGTCATCTGGTCGATCTTCTTCTCCGTCAGGTCGCGGGCCTTGTCCATCACGCTCCGCGTGGCCTTGAGCACCCGCCCGAGGTTGGCCCGGTCCCTCGGGCTCGGGCAGAAATCCACGAGTTCGTCCAGCAGCGTCTGCGTCGCCGCCTCGATCGCGTCGCCCGCCATCGCCCGCCCGAAGTCCTCGTCGGTGACGCTCCGCGCGTCGGCCTCGGGCTTGCACACCGCGTAGACCGTGTCGCACAGGAGCACCGGGTCACGCACGAGCTTCTCGATGAGCGTGCCGTCCATCACCTGCATGAGGTCGACGCCCACCAGCCCGCGCACGCGCTTGAGCGCCGCGACGTTGATCGCCACCGTCCACGTGCGCCCTTCGTTGTCTTTGAACTGCCGCATCCGTGCCTCCGTGAAGTAGTCTCAGTCGCCGCGCCCGCCAGTCCGCGCGATCAAGTGCCCGGCAGCCAGCTCGGGGCCGTCGCCGAATAGGTCACCTTCGCCGTCACCGACACGGTGATGGCCTCCTCCAGCGCCTCGCTGCGGCTGAAGTTGGTGATCGAGAAGTCC